ATTATTGTGAAATTAATTTTGATAAAAAAGGAATTTCTTTAACAAATGTAACAGATATTTATTCGAGAGGTAGATTTGAAATACAAGAAAAAGTAAAAGATTTTAAATTTGAAATAAATAAAATTATAAAATTTAAAAGATATTTAAAAGATAAAAAGACATTTAATATTGATAATGATTTTACTAAAGGATGTAAAAAAGAACTACAAAAATAAAATAAAAAATCCCATACAAAAATATGGGATTTTTTATTTAATATATAAATCATGAAATATATCAAAGGATTTAAGTTGTTTAAAGAACAAACAGAACCAACAAAAAGTATGGAAGTTAATAATCAAAAAGTCGCCTTGGAAAAAAGGTGGAATGATTATAAAAGTAAAAAGAGTCAAATCCCAACTAGAGTTGATAACTTTTTAAAAACCGGTGATATGCAATCTATAACTCTACAAAAGGATGATCTATCAAAAAGTCCATTTAAAGATTTGGTAACTAATGGTTCAGATCAAACAGTAAATGAGTTTATAATGTCATACCTTCTTTTTATTATTGAACAAAGAAAAAAATGGCAAGATACCTCCGAAAAAATAAAGAAAACAGAAACCGAGATTAAAACATTATCTGATTCTAAACCAACTGAAAAAGAAGAAATTGATGAAAATCAAAAGAAGATAAAAGGTCTTCAAGATCAATTAAGTACTTATCGACAATTACAAAATAATTATAATAAATCGGTAATGGATAAAGAAAAAGAATTGGAAAATATCTATAACCAAGAAAAAAAAGAATTAGAAACTGAGTTTTCTGTTTCAAAAAATTTAGATAAGGCAGTGGAAGCTGAAAAAAATACCACACAAAGTTAGTAATTATTGAAAAATGGAAAAAAATGGTTTTTTTTATTTTATATATAATAACGACACAAAAAATTATTAAAACAATATGACAATTCAAATTGGTAAATACAAAAGACCAGGTATCTTCTTAGAAGAATTTGATAAATCACAAATTACTAGCCCTACTGTTGATGGGATTACAAACCTAGTTATTGGTGTATCTAAGAAAGGTCCTGTAAACACACCAATCCGTTTAACTAATACTGGGGATTTGGAAAGAATCTTTGGACAATTGGATAGACAATTGGAAAGAAAGGGATCATTCTTTCATAGAACAATCTCGAAGATGTTGGAAGCTTCTCCTGTTTATGCTATTAACTTATTATTAACAGATGATAACTTAGACCAATTGGAATATCAAAATCTTTCTTCAGCTACTTCTTATCAAAATGATGTTGAGAGATTAGCCCCATATAGAAGATTTTTTGATACTACTGGTTTCTGGAAAAGAGATACTGAATCTTTCATAAATATAACTAAATCAAATGCTGGTTATGAACAAAGATTATTGAATTTCACAAATTTATCTGATAGATATGTAACTATATTCTGTTTCAAATCTAAAAAGGTAGGATTTGATAGATCGTTATTAGAGTGGTATGGTTCAATTGAGAAAATGCCTCCATATGTTTATCCAACAGATTTAGCATCAGATTATTTGGTCGATGTTTTAGTAGTGGCTGGTGATTTCTCTAATTATAAAGATTTATCAGTTGATCCTAGATATTCTAACTACTTCTCTGCAACTGGTTTGAGAAAAGAACAAGTTAGAAACTTCTCAAATGATAGAAATGTTACAACATTAGCAGCAGTTGAAGGTGTTTCTTTAATTCCATATTTCAGAGATGGTAATGGTGCTAATATATTCATTGAAACTGTTATCAATAGAGATACTGATAAACACGGTGTGTTCTGTGCTTTTAATATAGATTTATTTGAAACAGACTATCCAAAAGGATTAGTTGATTTAATTGGTAATAACTTAGTTGGTGATTCATTAAATGTAAATCCTCCAACTAATGATGAAACATATTATGGTTCATTGGATGGATCTGATGGTTCAGCTGATGGTGAATTTAATGTTAATTTCTTATCTTATAAAGAAAATATTACCGAAACTACCGGATTTGAAAACAGATCTTTAGATAGACCTGGTAACGTAATTGCCCTTTTTGGTACTCAATCTATGTTAGGACCAAATAATCATAACTTTAAAGATAATTTAATCAATCCAAATAAATTGGGTGGTTTCTTATCTGGATACTTAAATGATGGTAATAGAACTTGGTGGTATAATGAAGGTTATGTAAATGATGTTTACAAAACTTCATTCACTGTAGCATCTCAAAGTTTATCAGTTGGTTATGCTGTTGACCAAACATCAAATAATGGTTATGCTGTTATTGGTGGTAACTTGGTTAATATTAGTGGCACATTCTCATTGAACTTATCAGCTACATCATTCCCAGTTACAGGTATAACACAATCATATAGAGCAGCTTATGTATTAGATACAACTGGTAATGTTAAAGTTGTTCAAACAGTTACTCCAAACACACAACCAAATGTAGCATCTACTGATATAGTATTTGGTTACGCATCATTTAGTGTTTGTAATGGTAATTTTGTGGGTGGTTCGATGACCGATGTTACTATTAATAGTAATACTGGTGGTGGTGAGTTAGCTTATATTCCACTTTCTTATGGTACTGATTATATCTTCTCAACTGCTTCTCAAGCAGCTGGATCATTTAAAGTTGAATACTTAGATACAAATGAAAGTTTAAATTTAAGTAAATACGAAACTGCTAGAAAGATTAAACACTTTAACGCTATGTTAACATATATCAATACATCATCTACTTCTAAAGGTGTGATGTTATTAGATCCTATGGTTGATACTGTTAAGTTATCAATGGCTAGTATAGTTGTTAAAGATATTGTAACTTCAACAACACAAAATAAATCATTTGTAATTGCTACAACTCCAAATACAAATAATACAGTTAATAGTTATGTACAAGATGACTATGTTGAGAATTATTTCTTAGACTCATCTGATATACAAAATATCGTTGATTCTGGTGTATTAGCATTCTATAAATTAGATGATGAACAATTGATTGGTAAAAATGGTGTTGTAACTAAAAATGAAATACCAGATGCTGGTGATATAGGTGTTGCAGCTAAATATTCTACATTATATTCTAAATATAATGATGGTTTGATTAATAGTGGTGATGTTATTTATCAAAAAACAAACTACTCTCCAGTTCAAGCTATATTTGTACCGGGTGAATCAGCTACTGCTTCTATAGCAGGGTATGATTACATTGTATTTAAAGTTAGTCAAACAGATGGAATGCAATCATTTAATAATGGATATTTTAATGAAGTTAATAACTTATCTGGATATCAATTCTTAATAAAAGGTGTTAGTAATACTGGTGTATTTACAACAAAAGTTGATGAAGGTTTAACACCAGCTAATACTGGTTTCCCTTACCAACCAACAACTGCTGGTGGTGATGCATTAACTGGTAGAGCTTTCCAATTAGCAACCGCTTCTAATGGAGTTTATGACTTCTTTGATAATACAGATTATAAATATTTCGCTTATGAAGTAGCTCAAAATACTTCAGAAGAAACATTGGATGTATTAAATCTATTTGCTTATAGTCCAAACTTTGACGATGCTCCGGCTTATATTGAAGTTTATATTGATAGTGAATTGAATCTAAGAATGTCCTTCAAGGATTATTTATTAACAGCTCCTCAACCATTAGCTAGTATCGATATTGCTGGTAACGGGTTGGCATCTAATAATAGAATCTATGTTAGTTCATTTGATTCAAATTATAAACAAGCAATTGAAATTGAACAACCAGCTAATTGGATCCCAGTAGCTAATAAAATATTAGTTAGAGGAAGTAGATATACGGAAATTAAAACTGGTGATTACTTGGAAGCTGATTATGATGTAAATTCTTTAATGCCAGATCAAATGCCGAAGAAATTAACAAGAATACTTTCTAAAAAGGTATGGAGTGGTGATTCTTCATTGGTTGAAATAACTTGTGATGCTACTATTAAAGTTACTGATTTTAATGGTGATAAACAAACTTTCAGATATTCAACATTTGATAATTATGTAACAACTTACAAAGCTATTAGCCTTAAAGGATTTAGAATTCGTCAAGAATCTTTGCCAGATGGTACTGAGGAAAAACAAAATGATATCCTTAATTTAACAGCTAAAGGAACTCCAATGTTCCACGCTTTAACTAATAAGGAAGCATTCGATTTCAGATATTTAATTGATGGATTTGGTTTAGGATTAACTGAAAGATCAAAACAACAATTAGTTGATATTTGTGGAGAAAGATTAGATTGTTTTGGTATATTAAATATGCCAAGTATGAAACAATTTAAAAATTCAAGCTCACCTTCATTTGTTAATGAAGAAGGAGTATTACAACTTGAATATGTTGCCGCTGGTGGAAATATTGAAGCCAACCCAGCCTTCTTATATTCATTTGGTGATGGTAAAGGAGTTTCTGCAACTGGTTACTTTACTCCATATGTGACTGTAAATGATAATGGTAGACCTGTTGATGTTCCACCATCTGCCTATATCGGTATTACATATATGAGAAAACATAACTCAACTAACTCAAATATTGTTCCTTGGACAATTGCGGCTGGTATAACTAATGGTAAGGTAACAAATATTGCTGGTATCGAAATGGATTTCACTCCACAAGATATTGAATATTTAAATCAAGCTCAAATGAATCCTATTACATTCAAACGTAATAGAGGTTATATGATAGAAACTGAAAATACTGCTCAGGTATTATACAAATCAGCTCTTTCTTATATCCACGTTAGAGAAGTATTAATTGAATTAGAAAGAGAATTAGCAGCAATGTTACTTGATTTCCAATGGAAATTTAATACTCCAGAAATCAGAGCTGAAATTAAATTAAGAGCTGATGTTATTTGTGAGAAATATGTTTCTCGTCAAGGTTTATTCAACTACTTTAACAAGTGTGATGAAGAAAACAATACTCAAGAAATCATCGATAACCAAATTGGTGTTTTGGACACGTTTGTGGAACCAATTCGCGGAATGGGTATCATCGTGAACAACGTAACAATCCTAAGAACTGGTTCAATTCAGTCTGGTGGATTTATCACAGACTAATTTTAATTAGAATAAAATTTAAAAACCCTCAAGAAATTGAGGGTTTTTTATTAAACAAAGATAGGTGTGTTTAATATATATGTAAAAACAACTATTGTATATGAATTTAAATATATTCAAAGAACCAGATCCATCTGGTAGAATGTCAAAGGAATCATATGTTTCTAAGACATATACAGAAGAATATAAGGTAATAATTGATTATTGTAACTCTAATAATATTATGGATATACCATTTAAAGAGAAGGTATATTTATTTCTAAATAGTTTAAATTCCACTCCTTTATGTAAAAATCCAAATTGTGATAATAAAGTTAATTATATTAATAGTACATTGGGATATAGAGAATATTGTTCCAATAAATGCATTGGTAGTGATCCAAATATTCAAAAAATAAAGGAAGAAAAATCAATATTAAAGTTTGGAACAAAAACTCCGGCTGAATCAAAACAAATCAAAGAAAAAATTATTAAAACAAATCAAGAAAGATATGGTGGTAATTCACCACAATCTAACACAGATATTAGGAATAAATCAAAAGAAACTCTATTAAAAAATTGGGGAGTTGATAATCCTGGTAAGAACGAAACTATTCTCAAAAAAAGAATTGAATCTTTTAAAAAAAGTGATTATAAAGAAAATTTTAAGAAAACATCAGTTGAGAAATATGGAGTTGAACATCCTTGGATGAATAAAGAAATTCATAATAAATCAATAAATAAATCAATTTTAACTAAGAATAAAAAGATATCTAATATAATAGAAAATAAATTAACAAATACTAACTATAATTTGATATCTATTGATTATGATAAATTTAAAAGAGAGATACAGATTTCGTGTGTAGATTGTGGATCTAATTTCAAGATAAATCGTGAAGACTTCCATCATCGTTTTAAAAGTAAAACAACTATATGTACAAATTGTAATCCAATTAATAGTAGTAAATCTGGATCAGAGATGGAACTTGTTAAGTTTATATCAAGTGTTTATAATAAGACTATTATTACTAATAGGAAAATTATATATCCATACGAATTGGATATATACTTACCAGATGATGACTTAGCTTTTGAATTTAATGGTTTATATTGGCATTCAGAAGATCAAAAGGGTAAAAATTATCATTATATTAAAACTAAAAAATGTGAAGAGTCTGGGATAGAATTAACACATATTTGGGAAGATGATTGGGTTTATAACAATGATATTATCAAGTCTATTATTTTGAATAAACTATCACTTACTAAAAATAAAATATTTGCTAGAAAATGTATTATTTCAGATGTATCAATTAAAGAATCCTCTAAATTTTTAGAAGAAAATCATATTTTAGGAAATTGTAAATCTAATATTAAAATAGGTTTATATCATAATAATATTTTAATATCTTTAATGTGTTTCTCCAAAAATAAAGGAGATTTTGAGTTGGTTAGATTTTGTAATTTATTAAATACCAATGTTATTGGTGGTGCTTCTAGGATCTTTAAATATTTTATCAATAAATATAAACCGGTGAAGATTACCAGCTATTCTGATAACTCTATGTTTACCGGTGATTTATATGAGAAATTGGGATTTGAATTTATAAATGAAACTAAAATAAATTATAAGTGGGTTCTTAATAAAAAAAGATGTCATAAATCAAATTATAGAAAGGATCGATTGGTTAAAGATGGATACGATCCTAGTAAAAGTGAATCGGATATAATGATTGAGGATGTTGGTTCTTATAAAGTTTGGGATTGTGGATTAAAGAAATGGGTTTACAAAACTTAATCTAAAATAGATATTAATTTAATTTCTCGATCTATTTGAATATAATCAATTTTATTATAGATAATTGACTTAATTAGATCAATATATTTTTCAACCTCTGGGGTGGATTCTATTTCTAAACTATGTATATTGATTCTCAAATGTATATCACCACTTTCTATATGGTGGAAAATAACATCAACACAACCCGGATTTAAATGTCTATTATAACCATCTTCATCGGTAAAGGCAAAGTCACAAAACAAACTAATTTTATTTAGGAGGTATGTTATCTTTCTAAATGTTGATAATTTGAAGTTTTTATCATTTTCGTTGAAAATTGAATGTATCATAAACCTTTTACTAATTTAAATAATGGATAAGTCATCTAATTCTATATATTAAATATTTAACTTATTTTATTAAATATTAGTTTACAAGATAGATTATGGGCAATTTTTCTGATTAAACTTTCATTTGCTTTTGTATTGTGTAACAGTTTAGGTTTTTTAATCACTTCAAATGATAAATCGTCATTAATATAAATGAGTCCGGCATAGTCTGGGACCTCCTCAACTTGTATAAGATCTTTAATAGTTACAAAGGTAAAATAATTGGGTAGTAAATATTCTAACTCACCCTTTCTATTTTGAGTAAATTTTTCATTAATAATTAGAGTATGTTTTTCCTTAATAAAATCTTTTTTATAATCAGATCTACTTATTTTAATTTCATACTCATAGATATAGTCAGATTTGGATATGGATATAACATCACATTCACTTAAACCCATTCCCGTAAATTTAGTGGTGATGGGTGAGTGTGATTTTTCATATAGATACATACATAAAGCAGATTCTATATTTTTTGATTTGGAGTTATCTCTTTTAATTTTATTGATTGATGATTTTCTAGACATTTTATTAATTATTTTATTAATAAAAAATCCTCCGAAGAGGATTTTATTATTTAAATTTACTTGCTATACTTCCCATATCTTTCATATACGATCCTGGATTGAAGTTAGGCATTGTTGATTTTTGTTTCTCCTCTTCTGATTTTCTTTGTTTTTCCTCTTCATCTGTTAGTTCATTAACAATACTGATATTTTCCTCAAACATCCAATATGGCCAGTCATCGATTGATTTCTCATTAACATGGTAATGTTTTTGAAGAAGAAGTTTATTTTTTAATAAAGGTCTCAAAGGCATCATGAATAACGAAAATACCTGACGCTCCGTTGGGAAACTGCATATCTGCGCGGACCTCCAGGCCACACGAACCACAATTTTTAACCAACTCTTTAATACCAAATGTCATTTTACTGACAGCACTATTTAAAAATTGAAAAGAAATATCGTCCATGTTTTCAAAATCAACCAATTTAGCTTTAATTCCTTCGTTAGTGATATTATTTCTACCCTCTAACATAAATGGAATGATTTTTAAAAAAGCCATATTAGGTTTTGATTTTTCAGCATTTTCCTTAATTATATAATCTGTAAAAGATTTCTGTAAACCAATAGTTGGTGGAGTTAGTGAGAATTCTTTATTATTGGTTGTTTTGAAGTAAAATGAGTTTGTTTTTTTATCATAAAAATCATTTAATCTTTCATTTAAAACATGGAATCTAAAATTAGCTCTTTTTAGTTCTATCTCACAATCTTGACCACAAGTACATTTGGCTTTAACTCCTAAAGAAGAACCATTTTGAAATGTTAATTCTCGGATCATAAATATTAAAAATAGTCTGTCTTGATCTTTGATATCTAAAAATGTGCCCATTTTTCCATCTGGAAATTTAATTCTAGCACAAGAAGCCAACATATCATTCATCTTTTCTATCACATCGTAAAAATTATTATCATCTACCATTGAATAAGATTGAATCTCCTTAACTTGAGCGGCTCTTATTAAAAGAGTTGTTCCATTTGGATAAAATTGACCACAGGGTAGTTGACGAATATCAACACTCATATATTGAAGATCGGTGGTTCTGGTATTAGATGGACCACTCTCAATCACTTGATACATATCACGATCATTTTTATTCTCATTTTGCATCAGATGTTGTTTTAAATAATCCTCTTCTGACATTTCTTTTTTACTACTCATAAAGTATGTTTATTTTTTATTTTATATATTCGTTTTTACTTTTTTCCTCTTTTTATTTCTTTCCCTTTGTCGATATTTCTTCTCATTTCTTCGACATTTTTCTTGACAGTAAACTTTATCTGAACGACCCTCACCAACATCATTGCAACAATTTCTATACTGACATTTCATTCTATTTACTTTTTTAAGTATATAGTAATCAATTCGTCCTCCCTCTTTAACATTTTTAATAATTTAAATTTAATATATAAGAAAAATAGAAATTTTTATGAAAAAATTTGAAGCTAAAAAGAATAAAATTGATAAGAATCATGTGATATCCCATCCAGACTCCCTTCCCAAAGAAACTCCCAAAGATAAAGAACAATTTCAAGGTGGTGTGGATATAAAATCATTCGAACCGGAATTTAAATATAATTTTAATTCTACTACGGAAGATGATGATATTAAAGAAAAGGATGCTGAAGATTTTATTAAACCACATAAGAAATACTTAATGACATTTGAATCATTCTCAACTAGTTTTTGTGGTTGTTGTGAAAGATGTAATTGTACAAAAGATACAACTGAATGTTTTTGTCATTGTAAAGATTGTATCTGTCATATAAACGGTGATGAATCAATTGGTGAATTAACTGAAACAATAGATGATGATTCTGAAACAGAACCTTGGTACGAACCGGAATGGTGCGAAGATTGTTCAGCTTCAGATGAAGAAAATGGTATTGAATATGAACCAAATTTCACTTGGAAAGATGGTTCTTGGATTTGTGACCACTGTGGTGGATATTGTTAAATTATTTATCAAGGAGGGTTTTAATCCTCCTTTATTTTTTAAACTTTTTATTTGATTTTTTCTATTAAAAGAAAAGATTTTTAATGAGTAAAATTTACCTTATAGGAGATAGCCACTTATGTCTTGGCTATCCAAATAATGTTGATAAATGGACAAAAGTTCACCAAGAATATTTCAAAGATTTTTTAATTCCACTATTAAAGGAAAAAGTTAAACCAGGTGATATTATTATTCATTTGGGTGACTTATATGATAATAGAAATGTGATTCCAATTAATCTTCTTAATTATGGGATGGAAATCGTAGAGGAAATTTCTAAAATAGCCCCATTTCATATAATTGTTGGAAATCATGACTTATGGAGTCGCAGTGCTAGTGAAATTAATACTATTAGACCTTTTAAATATATTCCAAATGTCCATATCTATGATAAACCAACCCAAATAGAGTATAATAATTTAAGTTTATTATTAATGCCTTATATTGAATCTAAAAAAGAACAAATTAAGGTAATGGATGATCATAAAAAATGTCATTATCTCTTTTGTCATTCAGATCTAAATGGGGCTAAAATGCACTTAACATCTGTGGCTCATAAAAATAATGATAAAATTGACGCTGAATATTTCTCAAACTTTAAAAAAGCCTACACCGGTCACATTCACATTCGACAAGTTTTGAAGAATGTAGTGTTTGTTGGTTCTATTTTCCAGATGGATAGAAATGATTATAATGACCAAAAGGGAATTACTGTCTTGGATACTAATACTGGGGAAGAAGAATTTTTCCCTAATACAATTTCCCCCGTATTTAAAAAAGTTAAAGTAATACAAGAATCGGATTTAGTTAAACTAGAACAATTAAAAGATTCAAAAGATTGGATAGATTTAACTATCTCAAATAATCTCCTAATCTCTTCCAGAAAAATTAGAAGAAAAATTGAATCTATTTTGGAAACTGGTGGATTTGCTACTGTTGAATATTTAGATGATATTAATAAAGAGTCTGACGAAGTAACAGAAGATGAGAAGATTACAGAAGAGAAATCTCTGGATATATCTATCCAATTAGATTATGAGGAATATATCAAAGGGTATGTTAAAAGACAAAAGTATGAAAATGAGAAAATTCAAAATGGTATTCTTTCTGAGTTTTCTGAAGTGATTAAAATATATCAAGAAAATTATAAGGATAAATAAAATATAATCACTATATTTGTAAAATAAATGGAATTTATGAAAATAAAAAAATTTAAAGAATACCAATTATTAAATGGTATTGAGGTAATTAAAAAGTTAAAATTGGAAGATCATTTAGGTAACTTACTAAATGATAATAAATCAAATAATGCTCCTTACCATAACCTTAATCATACTTTATGTGTAATTAAGAATGTGTATTATTTAGCTAATCAAGAAGACTTAAATAATAAGGAAATTAAAAATTTAGTATTAGCCGCTATCTATCATGATTTTAATCACTCACAAGGTGAAAAGAAAGATGATGAGAATATCAAAGAAGCTATTAAAGCTTTAAAGAAATATGTAGAAGGTGATACAACAGATATTGAAGAACTAATCAAAGCCACTCAATATCCATATGTAATAGAAGATAAAGATTTATCTGATTCACAGAAGGTACTTAAAGATGCTGACGTTATGCAAATATTTGAGGATAATTTTATTCAACAAGTTATCTATGGATTATCTACCGAATTAAAGATGAGTGTTAAGGATTTCCTACCTATTCAAATAAAGTTTTTAGATAATTTGAAATATTATACTAAAGCCGCTCAAGAGATAAGTAAAAGTAGACTCTCTACAATAAAAGATGAAACTAATTTTTTGATAGATTTATTAAACAAAAAGTCCGAATAAATTCGGACTTTTTAAATATTAGTAACCAGCCACAAATGGAGGTTGAATTGTAAAGTTATTATCAATCCATTCATCGATAAAGTAATCAGATACAAAATCAACTTGAGCTCCATCCCAAATTCCTTGACCACTCCAATCTAATGATGGACCACCTGCTACTTTTGTAACTTGACAGTTTTGGAAAGTAACTCGTCTCAAAACTAATCCTTTTTTATCGTGTTGATTTACAATCAGAGTCCCGATACAATCAGCTTTATAATGTAAATAACCATTTTGTGAATTCCAACCCAAGTCATACCAAGCTCTCATAATATTCCAAGTTTCCATAGCTCCTTGATCATTTACGTTGATATTAAATTTAATACTTGGCTTAGTTGTTGTTTCACTTGGACCAGCATTTAGGAAAGCTCTAGTGCTATATTTATATCTTTGTTCAGAAACTCCAATATCCTTAGTTGTGATGCCTAAATCAATAGATGTTGATTGTTGTAACATTAAAACCGGATCTCTACCCTGAGCTTGTAATATTTGAGGTAATACAAATGTGATCTCAAATAGATTTTGGTAAACTGGTTCTTGTGGAATGGTTCCTGGGCCGCCGGGCGCCCCTACCATGCTTAACTGAGTATAATGTGGTAAAGCCATATTAATTTTTTATTTTTTATGTTAAGAAAACTTTTTCTTATAATCTATATATAATAAAATTTTTCTTTCCTACTTATCTATATATTAAAAATAAAAACCATATTTTGATAAATTAGAAAAATGTTAGTATTAAGAGGTGTTGATTTTAATATATAAAAATAAAGTAATCATTATTAATGTTTAGTTTAAACCAACATCTTTTATATCCTATAGTAAAGAGTGATAGATTCAGATTTCGACATGATGGTGGACATTCTGATTCGGTTGGAAATGTTTCAACAATAACAAATTCTTTCCAAGATGGATCTTTAAATACATCATCACCACAAGAAGTGGAACCATTTATTGAAACAACAACCCCCAAAAGTGAATTAAGATTCTTTGATAAAGAAGGGAATAGTTTAAATTATATCTATAATGAAGACCTTGGAAGATATGAGGGTGACATATATTTCCATGAAAATTCTAGTGATACATTCAAAACACAAACTTTATTTTTATTAGAAAATATATCAGCTTTTCAGTATGAAAATCCAGATTTAATGACACTAAAAAAGTTTCAACTTTTTAATGAAAGGGGATTTCATTTTTATCCGGGTAATTATGTAGATAAAAAAATAAAAAGAGTAATTCCAGTTAATAATGATGTAACTTTTTACTCTAAATGGGTTTATGGTGATAATTTTGATTTCTATTTTCCAAAAGGGACTATTATACGATTTGATAGTAGTTTAATGGAGTTTAATAATCCAAATCAAAGTTATGTAGTAACTTCGGCTAAAAAAGATGCTATTTTAATTGTATCTCTGTTGGATAACTTCCAGTTTACAAATTTATATTCTGGAATTTGGGATTTGGATTCAACTTATATTGGTAAATCTATTTCATCAATTAATATTATTGGTATTTATGATTATATTGACTCTTTTACATTAAGAGACAAGTTATCACCTTGGAATGAGCCAAGTTTTTATGATCGATTATATGCTGGAAGAAAATTAAATATTGTAAATAGTGATAAAAACGACAATTATAAAAATACTAAAGATTTTGAGGAAGTTAATGTTGTTACATTAGATAATAATGAGATGATTGATATTGTTCATTATGAATATAATACTATTACTAATAAAATTACAGGTGATTTAATAATAGAGGCGATATCTAAAACCGACCTACCTTTAATTTACAAAAATGGACTTAATTTTAACTCATCAAATTCAACTCTAGAGTTTGGTGATACAATACCACAAATATTAAAACCGGGTTCTAATTTTAAAGTTCAAAACTCCGTATCCAATACAGATATATTTTCTGTTAGTCCTATTCAAAGTTTTAAAGGAAATGTTGTTACGACATATTATCAAGTTGGTAATCAAGTTATGTGGAATAATGATATTTATCAATGTATAAATTCCTATACTTGGTCAGCTACATCATCTATAACACCGGATGATTCTAATTATTGGTCAAATTTACCAACTTATCTACCAATAAATCCATCACCCGTTAATGAAAATTTATTATTGGGTGATTTATATTTGACAAATAATAAATTTTATTTTACGCAAACATTCACCGCTTCTGGAATAGTTACGGCTGCTTCGGCTGTTGAAAATTTTAAGAATGAACTAAAATCATTAGATATTGATTTTTATTTAAATAATTTTTCATTAAAAGCGGATTTAATATATCCAACTAATTATTGTGAAGTTAACTTCTATAATGGATTTGTCGGACCAACAACTTCAATCGGTAATATTAGTTTAGTTTATGAAAGAGCTTTGGAGGTTAGGGAACAATTAGTTAAGGAGTTCAATTATGATTATAGTCAAAATTATAGTTATAATATTGTAATTACCGATTTAGATGAATATGGATTAATTGTTAAAGTTAATAAAATGGTATATCAAACTGAAACCCAATTTTTATATTCAATGGGTCAAATCGATATGCAAAGAACTATTGACAAGACATTAAGATATTGGTTAACTAAGAGTTTTGCAAGATTAATGACATTAGGTATTATACCAACTTTACAAACAATTGGAAATAATTCACCATATTATAATTCTATAAATTTAAGAACCCAATTTCCAAATGTTCCATTACAATGGGAAGTTTTAGTGGGGTCTACTGCTGACTTTTATGTTGAACATACATTATTAACTATCAATGATATGGGATCTTTCCTTTCCATTAAAGTTAATAATAGATCATATGATATAAAAACTATTATGTCAAGTCCATATATTCCTGACATTGCACAAACTTTATCTGATTGGGTAGAAGAACATCAAAATATATTAGAAAGTTATGGTATATATGTTGTCAATTCAGCATCATCATTAGATTTTAGAGTTAAAAAACAAACACAAAGATTAGATTTAATTGTTAATGTTGGTAAGTCTTCACTACCAGGTATAAACCTATATCAGATATTAAAAAGATCAAAAGGAAATCAAGGAACAATTATTACATCTAATGAGATAAAATTAAATACAGATAATGGTGATTCTTTAGAGGAAGTTGGATTTGCTACTGGTATGATAACTGGTATAAATGAAACTATCTACCCTCTTCAAAATCAAGAATATAATATTTTATATTTGCAACCCGAAACAATAAATCTTAGTTATGAAGGTCCTTTCTGGGGAATGACCGATTCCCTATGTGAACAATCACCTTTTGTAACGGTTGCTTTCAGTATTGGGTATGGTGCTACAGGATGCCCGACTGATTTTTTAGCTGGGACATCAAATGCTGGTATGTTTGATAATACTATGTTTAGTAATGATTTTAGTATTAATTACATGAATACAAATACATATTCAGTAAATAATTATAATCTATTTGCTTTAGGTGGGGCTGATGATATGGTTGATATATTATACATTCCAAATGTATCATCTATGTATATCTTAGGGAAAGACCTTTTGGTCTTTGACGCCCTAACGGCTCAACAAACAACAACAATTTTATTGAATAGTGGAACATATTCTGTGGATATGGTATTTAACCCAATCACTAACTATTTATATGCTATTACAAAGAATTCACTTTATAAAATAGATCCATATATCAATCAAATAATATCAACTTATTCTATAAGTGGTGAAGGATATGAGATTAATTATAGTCAAAATGGTGATATTTATATCACAACCGATTTAGGAATATCAATATTTGATAATACTGGATTAGTTAATTCATTATCATTACCGAGTTATCATATCGTTTCTAATGATTTTGAAAATGATATGTATGCTGTGGGTAGAGATGGATCATCTCTTTATAGAATTGATGGATCATCTAGAACATTACAAACAACCTATACTATAAGTGGATTAACAAATTCAATAGTATATGATCCAACAAATGAATCTATTTATGTTTGGGGATCATCATTATATAAAGTTATGAATGGTCAGGTGGCTACTGCTTCCCTATTAACACCAGGTGGGTTTGAAGATATGTTATTTAATAACTTAACCAATACTTTAAGTTTATCTTCAGATAATTCTACAATAACATCGTTGAGTTTAGAAGATGATTCAATTAATTATACACAATTTAATGGATATTGGGGGTATCAAGTAATTAACCAGTATGATGGTGATATTTATATATCATCACAAGGAATTAATCAAGTAACTGTTGTTGATAATGTTACTGGTAATGTAAAACATATTGTTCCCCTAATTGGTGGATTATCTACTAGATTAGCTTATAACCCTTTAAGAAAAAGCATTTGGACAATCCAACCAGTTCCAAAGAATGTGGTAGAGATTGAAGTTACTTTAAATAATTACATTACTTTAAATATTCCAGATTATTTGAATATAAGAGAGAATTCATTAGGGACATTAGATGAAAATTATAAGTATAAGAAATATCTTTGGTTACATACTCAAGATTATCTTCGTCGTCCAAGAATGAATTTTAATAATGAACCATATGCTAAATATTATTGGAGATGGTTTTCTGATAACGTACCACAATTCTTTATGTATGATTTTACAGGTAATCAATTACCAACATCTGGTCCGTTATCATATACTGGTGAGAAACCCTTACCAACTGTTGTTTTAAATAGAAAAGCAAATAGAGATACTAATAAAAGGGGAATATCAGAAGCTCAACAAACTATATTTGATCAAATATATGAAACTTTAGAACATGTTGATGATGAGAATGATGTATCCAGTGTTCCAGAACCTATACAATTATTTATTGGATTCAATTCACCAGATGAAGGAGCATTGAGAAGTATATTACAATTATATTTACAAGAGGATGTAGATTTTACAGTCACAACTAATAATTTGAATTTGGATGAAATACGTTTTGAGACAATAATTGATGGTGATGATAGATATGGTAAAATAACACTAAATGAAAATTCAACCTCTAATTTTATTAATGATATTAATGACTTACCAAGAGGACTAAAGATAGGTCAACATTTAGCAATATTTATTAAAGATCTAACAAATACAAAAGATCAATATCTTTCTAAAAATAATGGATACCTATTAAAAATAAGAGAGGTATATAATAGAGAAATTATTGTAGATTTTTTCCAAGATATTGACGAATTACATTCTGAATCAACAATCATAAATGACTATCCACATCATGGTAAAACAACATATCTTTCAACAAGATTTAAAGTTTGGGATAAAGAGATTGGTAGATTTAATGTTTTGGGTCAAACCGAAATAGAAGATATTCGATATAGAACAGAACTTGGTAATGTTGGTAAATTAATAAATCCAGAAGATACTTATATTTTTAAAGATTATGATATAAAAGAGGATGGGATTGATTGGGTTTATTTAAATGCTAAGAGAAAGGAAATGTTAATGATGAAACATTTAATATATCCTTATATTGGAAGTTATAAATCAATAATTAATGCTATAAATTATTTTGGGTATAACGATTTAGTCCTAAATGAATATTATAGAAATATAAATCCAGATTCTCCTGAATTCTTGAAATTATTTAAAGTTGAGATTCCGGATATATTTGATCCATCTGTTCCTGGTTGGAGTGATAAAGATTTCTTGAAACATACTTTCCCAAATCCATCATTTGAAGATACAAATTTATTTAATCTTACTTATGATATAACTGATAAGGAAGGTAATAATATTTTAACATATACTTTAGAAGAAGTTCAGAAAAAACTTCAAGGTCTAAAGATTTGGTTACAGAAAAATATCATACCATTAACACACAAAATATTAGATATTAGTGGTAGGGCATATGTAACATCAACAAATCATATCAAACATAATTTACATGATGCTACTGTTTTAAGAATTCATGAAAAATTAACACCAGTTGTTGGGTATTTAAGAGAGGCCTATTTAATGCCAGTAAATAATGGTTCAACTGTTTATAACTGTGTGATTGATTTTGGAACCGGTTCTACTCAATCTTTGCCAGATACATATGAAATAAATATTACAACTTATGAAATTTATCGAGAATGGTATCCATTTAAAATATATGATCAAGGTAATAGAGTAATTTACTATGATAAATTATATGAGTCTGTTATACCAGAAAATAGAGTTAATAATCCAAGAAAATATGAGAATACACCTTCTTGGTCTAATTCTGTAACATATAAAGTAGCTGATATTGTTGAATATAATCGAGAGTTTTATGTGTACTCTGGTACTATGTCTATGACATCTAGTGTATCTCCAAATGTTGATATATCTAATTGGATAAATGTTACTGAATGGAAAGAAATCGATTTAGTTCCTATTCAACATATTAAAGAAGTTAGAAAGGCTAACAATTTATTACCATATAATTTTGTGATTGATTCAAATATAGATCCTTTTATTAGAGTTGAAATTACATCTGATAATGGATATGGGTCAACATATACACAAAGAAGAAATTATGATATTAAAGGAGTATTGGATATACGAGAGTTAGAATCTTATACAAATTTAACAAGTAAACAATATATAAGAGCAATAATACCAATTGTCTATCCAGAAAATTAATATATAAAAAAAACAAGTTTTATGAAACATATTAGGAAATTTTCAACTTTTAACGAGAACAAAACCGATGGATTTGTTGTGGCAGCTAAAGATTTAATAGATGGTACAAAAATGTATAAAAATGACTATTCAGAAAAGAGATATAATCAAATCATAGAGTTGGAGAAACTTATTTATGGGAATGAAGAGGATCGTAAAAAATTTGTTAAATCAATAAAGAGACTTTTGGGAATATCTGAATGGGACTTACCAAATGAACTCTATAAATATTTATAATTTATATGGCAGAATTTGATTTTAGAGATTTTTATATTGGATATGAAGGACATCCTAGATGGACTATTAATAGGATAATAACCGATGATGCTGTTCGAGTTATTGTACAAAAGTACGAAATGTTACTTTTTACTAATAAAGGTGAAGTCTTGGGTGATCCTGATTTTGGATGTGATTTGGAAAAACTACTTCACGAAACATCAGTCTCGGCCGAATCGGTGGAAAAATTAATTCATGAGCAAATAGTTAAATATATTCCAGAGATAATCGATATTGACTATCTCTTGGAAGTTAGTTTTGAAGAAGACCCTGAAAATTATCAAGATGTGATGATTATTAATTTCTCAATCGGTGAAAATGAAATAAATGCTGTTATCTCATAATTATCTTCGATAGGGTTTACCACCTTTATTTGAATGTCTCGGTTGCCATGTTTGTTGCATATGACCATTTTGACAAGATGGTAACCAGATACCAATCAAATAGATACCCACTATTAATAAAGTTAGAATTTTAAAATTTTTCATAATATTTATTATTATTTTTTAATTATTTCATAATATCTTGAATTTTACCAATAATGGTCATTCCAACAATGATAGGATCAGAATCTTTTTCTAACTTTTCTCGATAATCTGTAATAATATAGTTAGCTTCAAACAACTGACATATTTTCTCTTTCTTATTTTCTAAACAATAATCAATAAATGGTCTTCCGAGTAAATCAATCA